GACTGATGACCATGGAGCGCATCACCTCGTTTATTTGTTATTGCATCGCCGTGTTTCTGGCCTGGCTGGGGGGCATGTCTTATCAGGATATCGCCTTTTTGGTGGGTGCCGCCGTCGGCGTTGCGACCTTCCTGGTGAACTGGTACTACCGGCGCAAAACCTATCGCCTCCTGAAAGCAATGGGCATCAGTGGAGAAATTAATGCAGCCATCAATCGTTAGACGCTGCGCCGTCGCCGCTGTCCTGGCGATTGCCGCAATGCTGCCGCAAACGTCGACGTTGAAAACGTCCGCCGCCGGTCAGGCACTTATCGCTGATTTCGAAGGCTGCCGCTTGTCGGCGTACCAGTGCAGCGCGGGCGTCTGGACAAACGGCATCGGGCACACGGCGGGCGTGAAACCGCAAACGCACATCAGCGAACGACAGGCCGCCGTGAATCTGGTGGAAGACGTGATGCGGGTGGAGAAAGGCATTGCGCGCTGTATGCCGATCGACATGCCGCAGCCGGTGTACGACGCCGTGGCGTCCTTTGCATTCAACGTCGGCGTGACGGCGGCCTGTAAATCTACCCTGGCGTTTTTCATCAACAAGGGCGAATGGCGAAAAGCCTGCGAACAGCTGCCGCGCTGGGTGTTTGTGAACGGTGTGCCCGTCACCGGCCTGGAACGCCGCCGCGCGAATGAGCTGGCCTACTGCCTGCGGGGTATCTGATGCGCATTTTAATTTTGTTAATGCTGGCCGCGTGCGCGCTGGCGGGGCTGCAAACCTGGCGTATCGGCGGCCTGCATGATGAGGCAGACCAGGCGCAGCTAATCATCGGCACGCTGTCCGCCGGTATCGAAAGCCGCGACAACGCCATTAACCGCCTGAACGATGAGGCCGTGACGCGGGAACGTCAGGAGCAAAGCCTGCGCACCCAGCTCGCACGGGCGAGTCAACAGGCGCGGGATCGTGAATATGACATTCAAAGGTTACTTAATGAAAATCAGGAAATGCGCGATTGGTACGCTGCTCCTCTGCCTGATGGTATTGGCCGGATGCACGCGCGTCCCGCCTTTGCCAACGCCGCAGATTATTTACGTTGGCTGTCCGGCGGTGACGAGCTGTCAGATACCGGCAAGCTCACCGGCCACTAACGGCGACTTAAGCAGTGATGTCAGAAACCTGGAGGCCGCGCTAACCGCCTGCGGCCTCCAGGTGGAAGCGGTCAAACAATGCCAGGAGGAACGCCGTGTTAAAACCCGCACAGCTACGAAAAGCCTTAACTGACGCCGTGCCGGTGCTGCAAACCAGCCCCGACCAGCTGCGGATGTTTGTGGATAACGGGCGCATCGTTTCCACGTTAGCCAGCTCGCTGTCGTTTGAATATCAGTATCAGGTCGAACTGTTGATCACCGACTTTACCCAGGACAGCGATCTGATCGTGGTGCCCATTCTGGCCTGGCTGCGTGAGCATCAGCCGGACATCATGGCGACGCCGGAAAAACAGCAGAATGGGTACACATTTAAGGCCGATATGCTCAATGATGGGAGCTATGACATCGCTATTCATTTGCAGCTCACCGAGCGCGTGATCGTCAAACAGATTGACGCCGGTCTGCACGTGGAGCATTTTCCAGAACCACCGATGCCGGAGCCGGTGGAAAGGCCGCGTGAGCTGTACCTGCACGGCGAGTTAGTGAGTCAGTGGAATGAGTGAGCTGACCGCGTTTGATAACCGTATCGATGCACTGATTGCTGCGCTTTCACCGCAGCGCCGAAAAGCTTTGGCGACAGAGATTGCAAAGCGTCTGCGCAAACACCAGCAGCAGCGCATCAAGCGGCAGGTTACGCCGGAAGGGAAACCCTTCACCCCACGACAGGATCAGATCCTCCGCAGCAAAAAAGGACGACTCAAGCGTGAGATGTTTAGCAAGCTGCGCACGGCCAAGTACATGAAGGCAAAAGGCTCAAATAATGATGCGGTGGTGGAGTTCACTGGCAGAGTTAAACGAATGGCTGAAGTGCATCAGTACGGCCTGCGAGACCGTCCGAACGTCTGGGCTAAAGAAGCGCCTTATCCTGCTCGCCCTTTGTTGGGATTTGATGCTGAAGATTTGAAAATTGTAGAAGAAGAATTAGTGAACTTGTTGAGTCAGTAATACCTGCGTTGTGCCATCGAGCATCAACCCGCCTCAAATTGTATGCCGCCTAACAGGGCGGCATTCTTTTATTCATGAATACATCCATTCCAAAACACGATATTCCGCGCCTGCTGCGCAATCTGATCCGCATTGGCACCGTTGCTGAGGTGGATTTAGTTGCGGGCACCTGTCGCGTGAACACCGGCGGCAACGTCACCGACTGGCTGCACTGGCTGACCGCCCACGCGGGGCGTTCCCGCTCCTGGTGGGCACCGTCCGCCGGTGAGCAGGTTCTGCTGTTCTGCCTGGGCGGCGAACTCGACACCGCCTTTGTGATGCCCGGCGTTTTCTCTGATGAATTCCCCGCCCCGTCTGCCTCGGCGGATGCCGTACACGTCACTTTCCCTGACGGTGCGGTGATCGAGTACGAACCCAAAACCGGCGCGCTGCTGGCTACCGGCATTAAATCAGCCACAGTGAACGCTGCCGATAAGGTGGCAGTCACTGCCCCCCTGATTACCTGCACGGCGAAAACCCGCATCACGCTCGACTCGCCGGAGGTGGTCTGCACGAAAAAGCTCACCACCGGCACTATCGAAATCAAACAGGGCGGCACCATGACCGGCAACCTCACACACAGCGGCGGCAGCATCACGTCAAACGGCGTGGTTGTGCATAACCATAAACACGGCGGCGTCCAGACGGGCGGCGGTAATACCGGCACACCGATCTAATAAGGGGATTTAATGAGCAAGAATCTAAAAGTATTTTTGTCTGTTTTCGCTGCCGCAATAGCAGGTGTCATGCTGGCAAGCGGGACGCATGGCTGGTGGTTAGTGGCGGGTATCGGCGTGTACCTGTTGTTTAAAAATGACTAACGCTAAATACCTCGGTCTGGCTCGCGATACGGGGCGCGGCGTCGAAGACCTGGCGCACATCCAGCAGTCGGTCAGCGATATTCTGCGCACGCCCGTCGGCTCCCGAGTCATGCGCCGCGACTATGGTTCACTGCTGTCTGAGCTGACTGACCGCCCGCAGAATGCGGCGCTGCGCCTGCAAATCATGGCGGCGTGCTACAGCGCGATCCTGAAATGGGAGCCACGCGTCAGCCTGACCGGCATCACCTTTGAAACCACCTACGACGGCAAAGCCGTGGTTGAACTCACCGGCACCCGCAAAGATACCTCCGCCGCCATTTCCTTAACCCTTCCAGTGAGCTGACTTATGGCAACGATTGATCTCAGCCAGTTACCCGCCCCCGACGTGGTGGAGGTGCTGGATTATGAAATTCTGCTGGCGGAGCGCAAAGCCACGCTGGTGTCGCTTTACCCCGAAGACCAGCAGGCCGCCATCGCCCGAACGCTGACGCTGGAGTCCGAGCCGATTGTGAAGCTGCTGGAGGAGAACGCCTACCGTGAAGTGATCCTGCGTCAGCGGGTCAACGAGGCAGCGCAGGCCGTCATGCTGGCCTATGCCACCGGCGCAGACCTGGACAACATCGCGGCGACGTTCAGCGTGGAACGTCTGACTATCACGCCTGCGGATACCGCCAGCGTGCCCGCCGTGGCGGCGGTGATGGAAAGCGACGCGGATTTGCGTATCCGTGCGCAGCAGGCGTTTGAAGGGCTGAGCGTGGCGGGTCCGGTCGGCGCGTATGAGTATCACGGGCGCTCTGCCGACGGGCGCGTGGCGGACATTTCGGTGATCAGTCCGTCGCCCGCTTGCGTGACGATTTCCGTACTGGCACAGACCGGCAACGGCACCGCCCCCGCTGACCTGCTGGCGAAAGTGCAGGCCGCGCTCAACGATGAAAACGTGCGCCCCGTAGCTGACCGCGTGACCGTCCAGTCCGCAACCGTCGTGAATTACACCATTGATGCCGTGCTGTACCTGTTCCCTGGTCCCGAAGCCGAACCCATCCGCGAAGCCGCCGAGGCGAAGCTTATCGCCTACACCACCGCGCAGCACCGGATAGGCCGCGACATCCGGCTGTCGGCTATATACGCGGCGCTGCACGTCGAGGGTGTCCAGCGCGTGGAGCTGAAAAGCCCGAAGGCCGACATCGAGCTGGACAAAACTCAGGCGTCATTTTGCACCGCCTACACGCTGAAAGTGGGTGGCTACGATGAGTGATCGCCTGCTGCCCGTCGGTTCATCAGCGCTGGAGGTGGCCGCCGCCGACGCCTGCGCCGCGCTTGAAAACGTGCCGGTGCCGCTGCGGCAGCTCTGGGATCCGCTGGCCTGTCCGGTGAAGTTCTTGCCCTATTTGGCCTGGGCGCTGTCGGTTGACCGCTGGGATGAAAACTGGCCGGTTGCCACTAAGCGCCGCGTGATTCAGTCGGCCTGGTTCATTCACTGCCATAAGGGAACCATCGGTGCTATTCGCCGCGTGGTGGAGCCGCTCGGCTACCTGATTAACGTGACCGAGTGGTGGGAAACCAACGACGAACCAGGAACGTTTCGCCTGGATATCGGCGTGCTGGAAACCGGCATCACCGAAGAAATGTATTTAGAGATGGAGCGGCTGATTGCAGACGCCAAACCCGCAAGCCGCCATCTGATCGGGCTGACCATCACCCAGGATATTAAAGGCGACGTTTACATTGGCGCAGCGCAGTACGTCGGCGAGCTGCTGACCGTTTACCCCGCATAAGAGGACGATATGAGCACATTTAAATCCGTTGTCACCACGCTCGGCCAGGCGCGCATCGCGGCGGCCATTGCGGCGGGGACTGACATTAACATTACGCAGCTGGCCGTCGGC